GGCAACGAGCATGATTTCCACACAGAAGAACGCCCAATCCCAAAAGCCAAGCACGGAGGTGCACGATTTCGCAAGCTGGAAGACCGACCAGTTGATCCGGTTCGCTCACGAATCCCTACAAAAGATCAATGACCTGGAAGATCAAGTCTCCCACATGAGGCAAGATCTGCGCTCTGCTCTACAGGCCTATCGCGCCATAGTGCAAGAGCAAGAGACTCAGAAGGCTCAGAAGGCCTCTACGTCTATCACCTGACCCCTGAACTCGATCTTGTCGTGTGCGTAGCGATGCACAAGCTCTGGCCACAAAAGCCTACCATTGTGGATCGTTAGCACAGCAAAGCCCGACCTCCAATTTGCTGGATTGTCTTCCATGTAATCAGTGAATTGGGGGCCGTCAATCTCGGCCAGAGTGCCCGTATCCACACCGAACCTCACGCCGTTGTAGTCAGAAAACGGGGTGACCTTGAGGCTATGCAGATGGCCTGTAACTACGCTAATTCCAGCGTTGACAGTGTTGTTGTGGGTGGCATGAACGCCATTCTTAAAGCGGTGCTTGACAACCACCTCATCCGTTGGCCAGCACGACCAGCATGGTATCCAGGCAGGAAAGTGATCTGATAGCTTAAAGCCGCCGATGTGCATGAACTCTGGCACTGTGTTGGCCAGCCGGTTCTCAAACCTTGCATCGTGGTTGCCCAATGACCACACCAACTTTGCACCATTGGCGCTTTCCTCAATCTCTTCCAAAGCCGCTTCACAAGCCTTCAGTTCTTGCACTACACTAGGCTTACTGTCCCACCCTATCCTTGGGTGACGGGATATATTTGCCCCGTCAAAAGCGTCACCATTGTTAATGATAGCTTTTGGCTTCAAGTTCTTGATAGCCCATAGCAGACCTTTATAGGCTGTAGACCTGATCCCAGGCCAGAAGTGGGCATCCGAGAAGACCAGCACGATGCCGTTCTCAATGCCAAGGGCGTACCTTGCCGACGAGGATTTGGATGGGCTAAGGTGATCAAACGATCTGGTGTGTCGCCTGTCCAAAGTCTCCAGGAGTTGCCCTGTCCTGGCCTCGATGCGCTTTCTACGGGCCATGACATTGCGTTCAGCAATGCCCAATACTTTTGCTAACTGTGAGGCAGACTTATATTTATCCCAGAGATCGATGAAATCTCGCTCACTGACTACTGGCTGCGCCATATAAAACCCTCTCAAGCACGTTGATTACTCGATGTTCTGCCGCATCAAGCTGCTCAGGTGTTGCTGCCCTGTCTTGTGCTGTCGAAATCAAGTCGAATAGGAAGACATGTAAACACTCGTGTAGCGCAGTCATCGACAATGACTCGCTGTTGATCTGTGTGGCCCCAAAGTCGCCCAACTGGTACGACCCTAGCCTAGCCTGACTGTCGCACTGCACTGCAGCCATTGCGGCCTTCACAGGCTTGCTGCTGCGCTCTAAGCGCCAATCCATTAGATTCAGTGTTTGTTGCCAGTGTTTGACATACTCGTCAAACTGCTGTGCCTGCTCGTCGCTCGGCTTGTTGACCGACTTAGGCATGAACAACTGGGTCAGTGCTGCAAGCCAACAGGGCTGCTATCCGACAGAAATAGCGCTCGCTCGTCTTTGCGACGTTTGACAAGGCCGGGGAGTTCACGCCCCCCGCCCTTTGTCCATTGCATGAATGCATCGGCAGCGCCTTCCCAATCGCCCCGGTTGGCCTTCATTCGGATGGTGGAGCGCTGCAGATTACCTAGCCCGAAGTTAAAGGAAATGCTGACCAGAGCGTCAAAAGCGCCTTGACGGCCAACAACGCCGGGAACAAGTCGAAGAACACCACGTTCAAAACTTGCGACATCAGCCGCGAAGAGATCATCGGTTTCTTTCTTCGACCAGACACGGTTGTCCTCCTGCTTGAGCGGCATCTCCTTGCGGATCATCGGCACGGGCTTGTCTTCAGTGCGTGCCATCGGCAGTTTGATCTGTTCCTGATAAAGCACATGGCCGTAGCCAATCGTCCAGATGTGAGCTGGGCACAGGTAGGGGCGGTTGCGGTAGCCCTCATACCTGTGCATCAAGTCAGCGCCGACCTTGCTGAGTTTCATGGCTTTGCTTTGCATTTGTCAAAGTGATAGCGTCGCATGTTGCCGCCACCACCCTCAACTGCACAGTGTGGGCATTTAAGAACTTGGCGCTTGCCCTTGCAAGCCTCGCTCAGTTTTGAGCGGTAATTGGGGTCATCGAGCCTCTTTGCGGCTCCTTTTACATAAGCGCTTCTTTCCCTGCGTATACCTGTTGCGCCGTTAGCGTTCGGCGCTTTGTTGTATAGCTCTCCGTTCCACATCTCCAAAAACGCGGTCTCTAGTGTCTTTGCTTCCTCCGCTGTATCGGTGGCCTTAAGTATGCGGAACTCAAATCCACTCAGCCCCAATCGCCGCGCATCTTCAGCATATCCTTGATAGTGCAAAAACAAACCTTTGTTGATGTAGCACTTGTGGTGCCGCATCCTCAGCTCTACATTCTTAGAGCTGCCAATGTACGCCTTGCCGGTATGCTTGTTGACGATAGCGTACAAACCAATAGTCATTTTTTACTCCAAGTCCTTGACCCGAACCAAAATCCTAGTATACCACTCAACATAGCCATTTCATCCGGGCTGAAGATGATGTCCGAATACTTCAGAACGTCGTCCATGCTCTTGATCATGCCGGGGTTGGAGTACAGGTAGTAGCACAGGAACAGGTTGATCAACACCAATTCAATCACAAAGATGTAGGTCACCGTCGGACGCACAGTGCCGACGTAGTTGGCAACCCACTGGCTGGCCCTGTCCAGAATCTTCTCGTCGTGCTTGAGCGCGGCTTCCGTCATCTGCGCCTCGGTCTGCATCATGACTTGATCCGTGCGAATCTCCTCGATGCGCTGCTGCGCGGCGTAACCTTGTGCAGCCAGAGCTAACTCGCGCTCGTTTTGCATCCTGGCCAATGCAAGCTCATGTTTCTGATCGGCCTTGTTCTGAAAGTATTCGAGCAGCTTGGGCAGGCCGCTGATGAGTAGGCCACCGAGTGTAGAGATAAGGGACAACATTGATTACTCCTCGTAAACGTAGAAAGGCTCGGTTTCTGTCGTCATGATCTGACTTGGGCTTGCGGCCACAGTGCCGCCAATGTATCCAGTACGAGCCACATTCAATCCCATGACCTTGGCAAAGTTCAGCAAATCACGGGCTTGAACCTCTTTCTTCCAGTCGATCTCTTTACCGTCCTTAGTTACCAGCTTCATAGAGGCATTGCGAATAGCATCAATACCACTTGGATCAAGGAACAACCGCCTCTGGGCATCTTTGGTGGCCTGATCAATGTTCGCCTGCCCAATCAAGCCCATAATCCTATAGCCCTTTTGCAAGACGCTATAGATGCCGTTGACCAGCACATTGCTGACTTCCTGGGGCTTTGCGCCACCCAAAAACCTCTGCATCATGTTTTGCTCTTCAAGAGCAGCTTTATTGACCGGGAGCTTATCTACATCTATCTTGCGAGAAAGACGAGCCACATCGGCCATAGCAGTGATGCCATCAAGCTCTTTTGGCGTGTAGATGCTGTTAAAGGCCGTCCTGTTCTTTCGGAGGTAAGCAAATGGGTCACCAGAATCGAGCATCTGCGTGACCAACTGATTACGCAAAGCCATCTTGACGTTGGATTGCTCTTGAACTGGCAACTTGTTGATGTCAGCCATTAGCCTAGCGGTGTAGCCCCTGCCTTCGCCGCCTGTCATCCTGGAAGCAATACGCTCCACACCACCAGAGTCATAGTCTCTTAGAAAACTGGTTCCAATGCGAATACGCTCTGCAGAAACAGCATCATCCAAAGCGATCTTCTCAGCAGCAAGTGCCTGTGCCCTCTGAGTGCTGTCCTGTAGCCTCCCTTTGAGGCCAGGAGTCATGTCCAAGATGTCCCTGTAGCCGCCGTTGTTGCTGTCACGGGTCAGCAGTTTGTCCAACTTGTTGTAGTCAATCAGCCCGTTGGTCAGTGACTGATGATAGAGCCTCGACATGATCGACTTTTCAGCCAATGGCATACCCTCGTCACCAGCAACACGCAGAAACTGCGAAAGCGCTGTTGGAGAAGAGGCGATCTGAGGCGCAATCTTTTCTGCGTACTCTTGCGAACTGATACGTTGCACAGCATCGGCATCTCGGAACGGGATTCCAACCTTCGTGTAGTAGTCAGTGTCGAGTTGTCGCATGGCATCACCAAAGGTGACATTCTCTCCACGGAAATTGACATTGATGTTACCGCTGGCGTTCTCAACCTTGTTCAGCGCCTCATCCACTCGCTGTTGCAGCAGAGACAGCTTTTCACGGATAGCAGGATCACGAACATCACGGAGATCTTTGGCAACTCGGCGTTTCAACGAGTCCAAGCTCGTAATATCCAGGCCCATAGTCAAATCTGGGCCTGTTGTAGCCGGGAGCATCTCACCACTAGGAGCAGGCGCACGAGAAGCCCTAAGTGCCTTAAAGTTCTCAGACTGCTGGTTAACAAGTCGCAACAGATCAGACTGACGACCCCAAGGATCTCGCCTAAACAAGTCGAAAGCAGTGTTCAGAAGATCTTGTGTGTCCTGGGCAGGAAGAATTGCACCTTGGTCAGAGGCCTGCTGTTTGACAGAGTTGTACTCAGGAGACAACGCATCCCTAGCGGCTCTTTCACGAGCAACCACAAGGTTCTGAATGGATGCGCCAAGTTGGGCAGGTGCAGTCGTGCCCATTAGGTTCAAGTTGGCGGTCATGTTGCTCAACTGATCGTTGATAGCATTGACACGCTTGTTGAAGTCTACTTTGACCTCTTCCAAAGCCTTAATTTGCGATGGGAACTGCATCGGCCCACTAGGAAACTCGGTTTGCGCCCTTGCTGCAACCGCCCTCTGTAGATCAGCGTACAACTTCGCCAACTCGCCCCTAAATTTCAGATCCTTACTGGCCAAATCAGTCAGAGTGGTACGCAATGCAGCGTTGTCAAGACCACTGATACCAGCACCAGTGCCGATGTCTTTCCCGGTGACAAACTTCACCCTGGCCTGGATTTCATTGACTCGCTTGAGCAGATCAGGATCTGAGTCAATGGCTTTGGAAACGAGGCTCTGTGCCCTGGACAAGCCTTCCATGTTTGCCAAGTCAGCAACATCAACTTTCCCAGCACCACGAACTTTATCAATGGCAGCTTCACCTGCTTTGAGAGCGCCAGCGCCACTGAACAGAGAGAAAGTTATGCCTCCAATGACGCGGCCAACATCCCCACTAAGTTGTCCTCCGACCTCTCCACCAAACTCACCGCCGACACCAGCCATGCCGCCAGCAAGTGCTTGTACACCTTTACGGGCCAGACCAGCACCTCCCAACAAATTCAAAGGATCTCCAAATCCTTCTGCAAAACTCATCAAATATTTCTGTGCTTCTGTGGTGGGACGAACATTACCTCCACCAAGCATCCCAGTAATATTTCGCTGAGTGCTTTGATAGGATTGCTGAAATGCTTGTCCTGGTGATGGACGAGGCTCAACTTGCGAAGACGCATCAAAGAACCTGGGACCCATTGGGAATACTACTCCTGGTGTACCAGGCATAAATGGCATACCACCTTGAGTCATCCCTTGGCCAGCCATTGAACTAAGACCCATAAACAGACTAGGTGTACCAGCAACAGCTCGCCTCAATCCTTCTACTAGTACCTCACCAGTAGAAGTGGCAGGGCGAACGTCAGCGACATCACGAGGCCGCATACGGATAGCCATAGCAGCTAGTTGCTTCGCATCCTCCGTGTTTCCAGCCGCATCAGCACGGCGCAATGCCTCTAGAACTTGCTCGTAGGTTGCCATTGGATGCTCCAGTTATCGTGGGGTTACGTTATACCTACGCAAAAGCGCGGCTTCTTCTTCCGCTGACATAGTCCTGCCACCCGCTCCAGGAGCCGCGCCTGCCCCAGGAGCCGCACCCGCACCAGGAGCTGGAGCTGGTTGCTTGGGACGGAATTTCGCCAACTCGTCATCAAGTTGCTTCAGTGTTTTCTTAAAGGTACTTGAATCTGAATATCCAAGACGATCTGCCTGTTGAACGTAAATTGCACGTTGGTCAAGCAATGCACCACGATACACCGCAGACATGAAGCGTTCTGCTTGTTCTTTAGTGACAGATGTCACTCGGCCAGTAAAGAACTCAGATGCCATAGCGGCCAATCGATCATCCAAGCCACCAGTTCGGGCGTAGCGAGAGACATCCTGATTAGATAGAGTGCCCTGTTCAAACAACCTAGCAATACTAGTTGGTAGTGCCCTAGATGCAAAATCATTAGAAGTGGACTGACGAATAACCCTCAAGACACCAGGAGCAGCAGAAATCATTGCTGCCGTCTGCTTGAAAGTTGGTTGGCCTTGTAGGTATTCTTCAAATTTAATCCAATCTTTTTGGGGGACTGGTTGTCCTGGCAATATATTTTGCACAGTTGGTGCGCGTTTGGCCGCTTCTTGCTCAAGCTTACGGTTGACAGAAGCTTGCTGTGTTTGAGTAAGCTCTGCGAAAGATTTGCTGAACATTTCTCTAGAGATAGCTTCTCGATCCGTACCAAAAGATTCGGGTCGAGCAAGTTTACGATTAACAGCCGCTTGCTGATCTTGCGTAAGATCTCCAAAAGCTTTGCCGAAAAGCTCCCTTGATGTGGCTTCTCGATCTGGGCCAAAAGATTCAGGCTTTTCCACTCTTTGCTGTGGCAACTGACGCTGCAACGCATCAAGTCTAGTGACAGCCCTACGCAACGTAGCATCTCGTTCAGCACTAGCCGGTACGTTTTGCAGTGCATCAACTAGCGCCTGTGTATTTTCAATATCAGCAGCAAGCTGCAGCGCAGGAGATTGAGTTTGAGTCCTTGGTTGAGGCGCTTGTCGCTCCAGGTTTTCCACTCTGCGTTTAGCTACAGCCAAAGCTCTGTCCCGTTCTGGGCTTTCTGGTTGACTTTCAAGTTCATCAACCTTGGCTTGAGCAGAAGAAATTGCATCTGCAAGTTGCAATGATGCTGGCGGGGCGCTTTCTCGTTCTACCTTCCTAAGTTGAGTCATCTCGGCCTCAAGTGCCATACGCTCGATAGGAGCCAACTCAGGATTTTGCAACTGCCTCGTAAGTGCGCTAATGCGTTGTGCGACTTGGATTGCATCTGGCACATTCGGCTTTTGCCCAGCAGCCTTCGTCAGTTGATCATATTGAGCTTGCAAAACGCGACGATCCAAATCAGGAAGGTTGGGATCAGCCAATGCACGAGTGAGATCGCCAATACGATTAGCAACAGCAATCGAATCTGAAGTAGATGTCTTGCGAAGTTGTTGCATTTCTGCTTCAAGAGCCATGCGCTCATAAGGCTGCAGTTCTAGCGTCTGCAGTGCCTGCGTAATCTGACTGATGCGATTTGCTTCTTGTATGCTTGCGGGTACAGCCTGACTGCGCTCACGAGTAGCAGCCGCACGAGATGCCATTGCAGCAGCTTCTCGTTGAGAGCGAAGCGCCATGTCGTTCTCAGCCTGCCTAAACACCTGAGCCAACTGCATAGCGCCAACAGAGTCGCCAGCTTGCTGCAGAGCCTGGATACCCATCTGCATCGACTCTAGGTTTGTAGGATCAATCTGACGCGCAATAGCATTGCGATTGCTGATCATACGCAGTTGCGGGTCTTGGCCACCCAAGGCACGACCTAGTTGATACGCAGTAATGCCCATGCCATAGGATGCCCTTTGGAATGGATCTAGTTTTGCAAAAGCAAGTGCCCTATCTGATGCAGCTTGCTGCTGTGCGAGTTGATATGACTCTGGCGTAATTCCGAAGAGGGAAGGTACGATGTCAGTTGCCATGATTAGAACTCCAAAGAACCCATGTATTCACCACTAAACGGATTTACTCCAGCACCATAGCCGCCAGCACCAAATCCACTTACAGCGGTTCTACTCCTGAAAAGATTGGATACTCCTTGTGTGAATGCCGGAGTCTGAGCTCCTTGGAGCAAAAAGTCTGCAAATGGGTTATAAGCATCAGCGGCCAGCATTGTTTGAGCGGCACCAGTACCACCTCTGTAAAGAATATCTGCTGCTGCTGGGCTTTGGCCTTTAGCACCAATGTTGATGCCAATGTTCAAAGGCTGTTGTCCAAGCGCTTCAAGATTCTGAGCACCAGTAAGATATGCCTCATATGGAGACAGTGCTGCAACCTGACCCGTATAGCCTTTACCCATCAAATCTGCGCCAGTACCAAACAATCCAGCACCAAACGCAACCTGACGACGACCCTCTTCTGCAGCACGAGTAGCCAACTCAGCATCTTGTTGAGCTATGGCGTTGTAATAAGCCTCCGTCTCAGGAGTAGTCGCACGAAGTCCAACCGCTCCACTAGGACGGGTACCAGTAGCGCCAAGAGAAAGACCCTCACGGCCAGTTTGGAACAGGCGATTCTGAAGTTGTGCAAACTGCCTCTCGCGACTAGGAGCCAAGAGGTCTTGCTGGCGCAGCATGTACTGCTGTGCAGCCTGCTCAGGAGATTGCGCTAGATACTGTTGACCAAGACCAAACAAGCCCTGTCCAGCGCTAAACAGAGGCTGATACATCCCAGGTGCAGCCTCGGCCTGGGTCAATCCCATGCCAGTCAAGCCCATCAGACGGTCTTGGTAAGCACGAAGCGCTGGCGACAACTCGTAGCTAGCACCCGTTACTCGACCATCAGGACCAGTCTGGAACATGGATTGGCCGAACCGAGTAGTGATACCTACTGGTCGGAATCTAGCTTCCTCGGCTCCTATACGAGCCGCTTCAATTGTTGCATTGGCGGCTGTTTGCGCTGCATTTCTAGCAGATCGTGAGCTTAGAAGACTCCCACCCAAGCCAATTGCTGCTGCTGCTATAGGCATATCAAACTCCAATCAAAACATCATCCACTTTTGACGCATCTTTCTCGTCAGTTGCGTGGATACAGAACCAAACACAATCTTCAATCGCTTTTACGCCATGCGTAAGACCAGCCTTGATCTCAATGCAAGCAGGTGCGCTCACAATCTTCACATCATCGCCCATCATCACTGCAACTTTCCCATAAGCCAAGATCGATAGATGGCTGAACTCATGTGTATGCTTGAGGATGACAGATCCAGCAGGAAATCTTGCTTCTTTTGCATATAGACCGTCACTGAAGTGATGGGTAATCACGCAGTCCTCTTCCACATGTATACAGTGATGTACGGCTGGTAGTTGGCATTTGTGCCGGAAACGCCCTCTGTGCTGTTAGCGACGCTAACGCCCGTTGTGGAGGACTCGATTACATCGTTATCAGTGACAAAAACTGTAGATAGGCCAAGTTTTGTCAAAGAAACGCCGCCTGTGTCATGTCCAGTACGTTGTAGCTTATGTGTGTGGCCTGGGTCTGTAACAGTTGCCGTATGCGTGTGGCTGACCACTACAGCGTCGGCAGAACCGCCAGTCTCTTCAGCCGTGTCGAACAGCGCGTTGCTCGCGTTGAAGCCGACGGGCACACGTCCTGCGCCAAAAGCAACCCAAGTGCCGAAGCCAAGCAACGTGCCGGGGTTCGTTGAGTTCGTCGCGTTGATGTAGATCGATCCAACTGGATGCAATAGTTGCAAGGCGGCTTGCACAAATGCAGTAGTAGCCACAGTCGTCGAGCTAGTGCCAAATGATTGTGTAACAGCAGTCGTACCAGTAGGCAATGCTGGAGTACCAGTGAACGTAGGAGATGCGAGATCAGCCTTCGTCGAGATAGCCGTGGCAATGTTGTTGAACTCAGTGTCAATCTCAGTGCCCTTGACAATCTTCAGAGGATTGCCAGATGACAGCGCGTCTTTGGTAGCAAAGTTGGTACTCTTTGTGTAGTTGCTCATGACAGCTTCCCATCCTTGTATTGGATTTCAATGCGCTGAATCGACAGCGACGATCCGTTGATATCTGACTCGTAACCAGTTTGCACGATCTTCCCGCTGCCAGTTGCAGGAACAGACAAAATCTGCATCAATACGCCCTCGGAGTAGTAGGCAACAGGCACACCGTTAGCACCGTACTCGGCAATGCCATACTCAGAAATACCTTGAGTCGGGATCGTAGAGTTGGCCGACTGATAGTTGGTCAGCAGGTCGAATCCCCACTTCATCGTGACCGTCTGATTTGTGCCACCGATGACAGTAGCCTTTAGCCTCTTCAAAATCGATGTGACGTTCTGGTTTCCAAGATCGGCATGGTTGGTGTAGTACAACATCCTGTACGCCACACCATCATCTTGGAACATGCCATACTTACCAACATATCCAGTTTTGCCGATCAGGACATCACCATTCCTGCGCGACAACAGAGCAGTTGGCTCTATCGAGTCCCAAATAGTTACCCTGAACGAACCATCCTGTAGCTGGCCCCTTGTGTCAAAGCAGTAGACCTCTTTGACAGAAGGCAGCGTAATCAAGTAAAAGGCCTCTTTCTCAGAATACACAGACTTGATGTTGGCAAGCGTTTCGCCAGCAACAATGTCCATGATGTCATTACGCACGTTCTTGGAAAGATCTCCAAGCGGAGCAGACTTCTCGATGATAGTCCTGGCGAACGACCTGACACCAGAGTTGGACAAGAACAGCACGTCTTTGCCAGTGGTCTGAATCGTATCCCGTGCGATACAGCCGATACCGCCAACTGTGTCACTAAGCTGCATCGTTGATGGCGTAGTGGCATCTTGATAGACCAAAATCTGCCGTTTGCCAAAGATGATCAGGAAGCCGTTGTGAGCAGCAAGACCTTGGATCTCATCAGGGCCATTAGGCCAGATCCTGTCCACATTGAGAGAGCCAGCAGTGCCGGTAGACCACACATGACCTGCCAGCAGATCAGAGAAGTAGACCGTGTTCTTGACGGTAGACGTATTGGCTACCCACAGCCTACCAAAAGCCGACAAAGCGATGTTGGCGCTTGGAACCGTGGATACATAGCCTGTCTTCTCGCTCACACGACGATAGGTCGTAGTGCTGACAGCGGGGTCATAGATCAGCGGATCATGTCCCGTCTGGAAGAAATAGGTGATCCCATTGAGAGAGGAGCAAGACCAATTGCTAGCAGTGATCGTAGGAGCCGTCCCACCCCCCCCATAGGTCAATTCCACGATAGCATTAGAGCCATCCAGCTTGAACAGTTTGTTGTTGCCTGCGAACAATACAGTCAGTGTGCCGTCAGACTGAACAAGCTCATGGATCACGCCAACAGAATTAGCCCCAAGATTGCCCGAGGAACTGTTAACCTTAGACCAGCCCTTGCGAGAGCCGATGCGGCCATACTGATCAATGATGCAGTTCGTCGCAACAAGAGCATTATC